TCCACTGCCTTGATCCATCTCCTAAATCATAAGTATCTGTTGTATTTGGATATAATCCAGAAGTAAACTCACCACCAACATTAATATTATCTCCAGTATCATCACCAAGATTGATTGTGCCACTTTTAAATGTTACAACTCCTACAAATTCACTATATCCCTGAACATTTAAATTACCACCAACAGTGACATTCTTATTAATTCCAACTCCACCATCAATCTGAACGGAACCAGTATTGGCATCACCTAATGTGTTATCAGTGGTATCAGTGAAAGTAGCAATACCACTGAAAACTGGGTTAGCAGATCCACTTGCCCAGGTTAGGTTTCCGCTACCATCATTGGTAAGAACAGAACTTGTTGCTCCCTGAGTTCCTGGAAGAACATAAGTAACACTTCCAGCAAGAGTATTTGGAGACTTGACAGCAACATAATTAGTACCATCTTTGTCCACCAACTTTAGGCGAAGAGATGTTGAAGTATCTTCTCTTTCCCAATAGCGATGAGAACCAAAGAATTTATTACCAACAACCGAAGTATCAAAACCAACGAATAAATCAAACTTATCAAGAGTAAATGCTGGTTCACCTGGACGGAGAGCAGGAATAGTTGCTGCTACTCCAATATTACCACGCTTAAACTGTAAGACTGGTGAAGCCATTCTAATTACCTATGTAGTTTTCCTAATAATATTATTTAGAATATATTAAAAACCACCTGCATCCAAATCAATACGATCATCAAGATCAATGTCAAGTTTAGTTTCGAAATCTGTTGGAAGTGTTGTCGTGATTCTGTTAGCATCCAACTCTGTAGTTGCCGCTGATAGAACTTCATCTGGATTTTTATCTACCCACTTTCCACTTACAGAGTCATACATTAAGACATATCCATTATAATTATTTCCACTAAGTTGAACATCTGCAAGTTCGTCTAATGATTGGGGCATAATTTCTATATTAAAGTTGAGTGATGTTTTATATTTTTTTGATTGTAATGACTTTACTGTGAAGTTATATGGGGAAGAAACAGAAACCTTGTAAGTCATACGGAAGCACTCTCCTCAACTATTGCGGTTCCTTTAATAACTTTAGTTTTCTTTCCACCAATAGTTAAAACAACATCAAAGTAATTTCTACCCGCTTTGAGATTTGCAGTTTGAGTAGAAGTTAATGTCAGTTTGATAGTACCAGTTCCAGCGGTAATTGTTTTACCAAACTCTTCGCCAGTTGTTGATTCTGGATATTTTCTTATTGTAGCATATGTTGTAGTAAGACCAGACAAAACTGTTGCCGACTGATCCGGTTCGAATAAATTGAAAGTCGCTTCAAAATCAGTTCCTTTTTCAATTACAATATTAGTGATCTCAGCAACTGCCATTTAACTAGAACGATTTTAAATATTTATCAAAGAATATTATCCAAATCGGAGTTAAGTGTGTTTATAGACGAAGTAGAACTCGAATTTGTAGACTGGGTTTTTGTGATCCACCAGACATCAGTTTGAGAATCTACTTTTAAAATTCTAGCATTATTTGTTGGAGATAATAAAGTACTTATTCCACTTCTAATCGTAATAATTTCGTTCTCTAATGTTTGAACTGAACTCGTAATCGTAGTGCCACAACCAGGATCATCAATTGGATAATAATAACCAATCAATTGTGATTGATTTTTGTGAATTGATTTTGGATCATACGCATCAGAAAAATAAAAAACAGAATTTCCTATACCCAAGTTAGTTGTTCCAATCCCAACATAAGTAAGAACCCCAACTGGACCACCACCAGCCGCAATTATGTTTCCATCTAAAGGAGTAATTCCAGTCCAGTCATCTACTGTCACTATCATATTTTCCAGATACGGATAAACAAGAGAATAAACAGTTTCTTTTCTTACTTCTCCACGAGCCCCAATATCACACTGTTCCGTTGTGCCAAGACCAACTCCACCAGATCCGTCAATATAAACCTGACAATTATAATTAAATGTAGTGGAAGATCCAGAGACGACTGCTGTAGATGATATACTTACTATACTAGTTGCGATTAGGCAAGCATCGCTTTTTATCCCAGATGCGGGAACAAAAGAACCACTAGAAATCCCAGCAACACCAGGATCTTTTGTCGCTATTCCACAATTGATAATTAATTTATTGTAGTTATCGGTTAATAAAGTAACTATCTGAGTTTTTTTGACATTAATCTCATCAAGTTTATTGAGAATTAATTTATCAAATTCGGCACAGGGAAACAAATAAGTAGCAAAATCTGTACTAGCAGTGCCTAAAGCACCACTAAGTGCGGTGTTTGATTTAGAAATATCTTCTAACGCTTCAGTGTTTGAAGTCTTAACGCTTGATATGTTAGTCATTTATATTCCTCAGTCTTCCTCTTCATAAATTCCGGGATAATCTTCAGAGCTCTGTCCTTCATATTCAACAATCAATTTATGCCCATCAATTCTTTCTCCACAAATAATATAACTGCAATTGATTGGTCCACCTAAGTTATTCACTATGTTTATCTTTTTCCCCCATTCAATATTTTTCACAAATAATTCTTGATAGACACCAAATGGAGTAAGGTTTACAGTAATTGATTCTGGATCAACAAAGTTTGTCCAATAATCCGGCAATTCTATTACATTACTATCGACCAATTTTCCTCTATGATAAACAGCATTTTCAGGTCCCTCTATACAACTATGGCGTAAACGATAACCTTCCTTGTTCGGATGCTTAATATCAAAATGTTTCCAACTCTGAGTGTTAATTTTTCCAACAAACTGTTTAGCTTTAACTATGTCAGCCTTTACCATTCCACTGACTTTTAAAATCTCAGACTCGATGTTAAGTTTTTTAATGGGACCATAACTAGCTTCTAAAGTTACATTTTTTGTGTTAGATCCCTTCAAATGAAAATACACATAATCTGGAGGAGATTCAGAAGTATTAACAAGAACCATTGATACATCATTCAAATTGAAGTATCCACTAAATGGTTCTAATGAAAAATCATCATTATCACGATATTCTATATCTACACCAGGACCAGTAAAAGTCCCATATTTTCTAAAAGAAAATGCCATTATTCTTCAATCTCCGTGACTAGTTGTGGTACATCTTTTCTTGTACCAAAAACATGGTAAAAACAATTAATAGGTATTCCAGGTTTTGCCTGAAGATATACTTTATTATCTCCGATTCTTTTAACAATAATGTCTTGATGTGCTCCAACTGGAGTTATTGATACTGTAATTGTACTTTCATCTACAAGATTTGTCCAGTATTCTGGTAATATAATTTCAGTATTATTTGTAAGTTTTCCGCGAACATAAACACCATTTTCGGGACCTTCAAGGCAAGTGTGAACTAATTGCTTTCCGGGTTTTGTTGGATGTGGAATTACAAAGTTCTTAATTGATGCTTGAAGAACTTTGGTCCTTACTACACTTGCTTCAATGTAAGTTGACTTCAAAAGAAGATCAACTCTCACAAAACTTTGAAATCTCGAATAAAGTCGAGACCATAAAGAATATAGTGGAGACACTTTTGCGTCTGGATTTGTTAGTGGTCCAAGCATTAAAGTTGCTTTACAGGTATTATGAGCACCTGCTTGACCAGCTTGAAAGGGTCCTTCAACATATCCAGATCCATTAATTTTATTTTTTCCAAGACCAAGTGCTTTTGGTACTCCAGCACCAACCATCATTTGACCACCAACCGCACTATCATCCATCAAAAATGCCATTTTTTTCTCCTACTTTGAAAGTTGTTGTCTCATTCTTTGACTGTTATTCTTATCATTCTTATTAGTGACAGCGTCAGTAACTCCACGAATTAACGGAGAGTATATCTGCATAACAGTATTCGAAAGTATTTGTGCTGTTCCGGGAGTTGCTAATTTATATAAAGTTGATGCATTGAGTAATAATTTATCACTATCAGATTCAATGGTCCCTCCTTTAGCGGTGAACCTAATATTACCCTTTGTCCCACCCTCACCTACAGCAGTAAGCTCAATATCAGTTCCCTGAAGTCTAAGTTTTCCATTTGTCGCTACTATATCTATATTTCCATTCCAAGAATGAATGAATAATGTATCTTCTCCTTCACTCTTATCAATTCCAGATTCAATGGATATTCTTCCAGGTGCCGTGATTTGTGTTCCACCTTTCCTAACACCATCTTTATCAAGGACAATAGAATGTCTAGCATCTGATGCCTCAATTAATACATCAGATGTTACATCACCTTGTTTATGGATATGCCCAAAACTTATTGAACCATGATCATTTCCATATGTTATTGCCGTATAATTTTGTTTAGCAGTATTGTTCTTTGAAATATTAGCAGCAAGAAGTTCTTCTCTCCCCGCTTTAGGTCGAGAACCAACCTTAGTATTATTGGTATTTCTTACTGTTGCCATTAGTATTGAAGAATCAATGTAATACTATTTAATAGACTTATTCTGTAGTTGATTCTGGAGTTCCAGGAATATTAAGACGAGGATCATTACTTCTAATGTCAGTACCAGACCTCTGAATAGCACTTGGTGGCGTAGTGATTTGAGCAGTGATGCTTTCTTGTAGGGTTGCGTATACTCTTGTTTGAGGTCCTGCGGTTTTGTAGAAACCAGCATATGGAATACCTTCATCATAGTAAATAGCGCCAAAGTATGCTCTACCATCCACATATCCAGTCTGCTTAAGACCAACCAAATCAGTAACTTGAATGAGTTTTTCTGGTTCGATTAACGGGTCTCTTACTATACGGAAAACAGGTCTAAAGGATGCGTTAACTCCAGTTAATGATGGGATACTTATTTCAGGATAAACATTAAATCCAAGACCAGGATTTAAAACTTTAACTGATCTTATTTTACCAAATGGATCACAATCATAAGAAAGTTGGGCACCATTACTTGGGGTAATTACAATTTGGTCTTCTCCACAAGAATAATTGATTCCAGGATTTTCAACAATAACCCTATCCAAAACAAGAGTGACTGGATAACCAGTTCCAGGACTTTCCACAGGAACATAACCATTTCCGGGGTCATTCACTATAACTTCTTGAACTACTCCTTTTCCACCTATCCTTTTAGCACATGGTGGAGGAATTAAAATAGCAGATATTGCTACGGGATTGGTAGTCCAGGAAGTTTTATTGTTATCAGAAAATACAACATCTTTACTGATAAAAAGAGCCACACCCGTTGGGTTATCTTTGGTACTTAATCCAGGTGGGGTAACATTATTCAAAGTAAGTTGAACATCGTACTTACCAGCAGTTAAATTAAATGTATATTGAACTTTTTCACCAACAAAATCAGCAATTTCTACTATGTCAACACCGCCAATTTTTAATTTTGCGCTGTTATCTGCCTGTAAATTAAACTTATAAGTTCCATTATAAGGAAAGTTAACTCCGGACCAAGTTAAAGTAAATGTTCCAGGAGCATTAACATCCGAAGGTGAGACAGAAAACTCATTCATAAATTTACTCCACCTTTTATCACTGTATCCAATCAAAGAAGGTCCAGTGTAAGTCACCCCATTTTTTGTTGGACTTTGTGAGGTTGCTGGAGCTGATGGTGAAGATGACTTTACGTTATCAATTGTAATCTTAATATTCTGATCATCCCCATCAGCATCTCTGATCCCAAGTATATTTGAACCATTAATTATTGGTCCCCTTGCCCCCACACCGGAACCAATAATTTCTATTGGTCCATACTTTTTACCACCTGTAAATTTACCACTTTCTTTTATAGTTTGTTCTGTTTGAAAAGAAGACCTTATAAATTTAACTTTTCCAGAATCTGAAGGAATTCTAATTTCAGTAGCAGCTAGTCCAGCAATTCCTGGGTTATCGCTAACATCCATAACAAAAGATATTTCTCCAGATCCAGATCCATCAACTTGTAAATAAAAACCCGCTCCCTGCTGAATAAATTTAGCCTTAAGTTTGGAAGAACTATTTTGAGTGCCAGAAACTCTCCAATCCTGTGTACTAAAGATCTTCGTATCTATGACTGACTGGGTATTCTGTGGGGTGTTTTCAAGTTCAATGGATATAGTATGACGACCTTTTTCTAGAAAAACTTTCTGAGATTTTACTCTTCCAACTAATCCCTCCTTCACCCATTTCTCATCACCAGAAGTTAAAACATCAAAAGCAATCTTTCCATCAACATAAATCCTTGCTGTGTTATCTCTTTGTACTTGGAACTTATAAAATCCCCTATAAGGAATTTCTAGATCCCAAGAATTTTTATGAACGACTCCGCTTACATCACTTCCAGGAGTATCTAAAGGAAGAACTGGAGATACGGCATATCTATTAAAGAATTTCGACCACTCTTTGTTTCTAACTGGATACCATTTTTGCTGAGAACCAGGAAATCTTGTAGACCAAATAGGATTGGGTGGACATCTTCCTGTTTGTACTGGAGGTTGCTCCTGAGGAACTGGAGGTTGAGGAGCATCAATAATCATTGATACCCCCATAGGATTTTCATTCCAAGATTTTGGAGAAATTACTTCACTAACCGTAATGCCAGGAGATGTAGTTGACCCAACTTCAAAAGTCAAATCAAAAGTAGTTCTACCTTCTGGAGTTTTTGATCTATTAGTTGCTTTAAAAGTTCCAATGCTAGTTGTAATTTGGATATCATCATTATCATTATCAGATTGAATATGATCCGCAAAAATTCTATTCGACTCTCCTATACCACCTTCTTTATTCTTTGTGCCATTTTTAATTATACCCTGCTCGACAGTTCCCTTTGTGGAAGAAGCATAAACTTTAAATGTTGATTTTGGATTTAATTTTATAGTTTGAGTTCTACTAGTACCACTACTATTATTTCCATTAAGAGTAAAAGTCTTATCACCACTTACAAAAGAAAACTTCATTTTATTGGTATTTCTCCCTTGACCAGTAATAGTAAAGGTCACATCAACGTCATTTATACTTGCCTTAGTCTCTACCTTTTTCATAATAGGGACATTCAACAATTCAACTTTAATGATATGATTACCTTCTTGAATTGTTTTTTGAAGTGGTGTTGGGTTATCAGTAAATCCCTTCAAATCTCCAATTAAGGTATTGTCAATATAAACTTTACCGATGTTATCACAAACACCCCTAAAAATATATTCACCACTAACAGGGAAATTAGTTTCCCATTCGATATTAAAAACTTTTCCTGCCTGATCACTTCCTCTTGTATCGGAGGGAGGAACTGGAGAGATCGCATACTTATTCATAAACTCTCCCCAGTCTGGGAAAGTTACACCAACTGCTTCTTGAGTTGCGAATGATTCTCCAACTACAGTGATTCTATCAGGTTGCTTTTCTCTTGTTGTCCAAAATGGATTTTTAAGTGCTTTCTGAAATGCTTCAATTTCTCTTTGAATAGGATCAGCACCTATCTTCGTATACGCAGATGGTTCCCAGGGTCCCAGAACTTCTCCATTTAAACCATACCTAACGCCATATCCAACATCAGTATCTTCGCATATTTCATAGTCTTCAAAGTCTTCCTCACCTTCATAAACTTCTATTTCATCAACAGTCTCCCCAAGAATAGCGGTAAGGACAGCACCATTTCCAATCTCACAATCATCTCTAGCAGCAACAATAGGGGCATATTGATATCCGTGTCCGCCACTTACAATATCAACAGCAAGTAAAGAACCATCTATACCTATAACAGGATTTCCTACAGCGCCTATTCCCCCACCACCAAAGAACTGAATTCTCGGTGTACCACACTCACTATAGTTTTGTACTCCACCACACTCACCATTTTTTGCGGTGAGATCATTTGGAGTCAGACCATTAACCTCATTAATGTTCAAATATTTGATATTATTATCGCCGTCTCTAAAAACAAAAACAGTCCCCGGATTATTTTTCGCATAATCATTTGCTTCGCAGACAGAAACTCCATCAACATACCCAAGAGTTGGGTCCACATAACCAACTCTAATATCATCTTTAGTAGGTGAAGCAAATAAATTAAACGACATATCTCCTTTCTAGTTAATGATATTTATTGGTCTAGATTGATCTTATAAATTGTGTTGCCTGATTGATGCTGTTTATTACATCTGGTTGATTTCTACTTGGTTGAGCATATGGTTTTTCCGTTGCTTTAGCTGTTGGTGGAGTTCCCTGTGCTGCTTTATCAACTTCAGATGGTCTTGGTTGTTGTGGATCTTCGGCAGCACCTGATCCATTTTGTAAGGTGTAGTAATCTGATGTCGCACAATTTGGTTTAAGATCACATCCAAAAACATTCAATTTAATATTTTCAAAACTGAGTGCTGAGGTAATACTTCCACTTACTCCACCAATTATATCTTTTACCGCACCAATTCCACCAGAAACAACTCCAAGTTGAGATTGAATATCATTTAGAAAATTATTAATATTATCTAAAATACCATTAACACCGGTGTTCATTTCATCCATATTTAATGCGATTAAATCTCCAGTAAACTTTTCAGCAGCGCATATCTGAGGTTTGGGAGATCTAAGTCTCTTATCTTTAGGTAAGGATCTCTCTATTTGCCCATTCAAAAGAGACTGAATTAATCCGCAAAGGTTATTTGTAATTTTAGCGTATAGACAATTAATTAATTCCGTAATAGAAGACTTCACATCAAAATAAGTATAACGAAGATTTGGTGGTAATGCGTCTATTGTTGGTGATAACGCTTTGTTAATTGTTTTTAATACATACTCTTTAATCTTATTAAAAACAATCTTCATATACTTTGCTATTTTACAAGCAAAGTCAGCAATCAAATCCTGGATGCTTGAGATAAAATTAGAAACGGCATCAATATAAGATTGCGCTGCGTTTAAAACTTTATCAATTTCTTTTACTAAATTATCAAGTTCAGTTTGAATTGCTTTTAGTGCTGACTTAACATGTTCGCAAGGAGACATTAAAACAGTTTTCTTCTGATAGTAGTCATTTCTAACTACGTCTGCTTTAGTTACTTTGTGAACACCAGTTACAGTTTCTACTGTTGGTTTAGTTTCAGATGATCCCCGAATGTCAAGTCCCTTATCTGGAACTTTTCTAAATGGATCAGTATTTCCTTTTGCGGAGTTAGCATTTCCACTTACTGCTAATGATCCAGGATTATTATTAGTGACTTTATTATCGCCAATAGTAGAAGCAAGTTTAGTTTGAATGTTATTGCCAAGTACTCCCATTATAACAGGAACTTGCTGGTCCATTCCATCAAGGAAGAAACCGAAAACGAACATTCCCTGTCTTAAGTTTGATGTTGCTCCAGCATTAGCCTGTCCACCACCACCAGTCACAGGATACATAACCTGTGCCCAAGGCAACTGATCAGAAGGAATTTCAGTCTCACCTTGATCGTGAAGACCGATGATTCTTACTTTATATCGATACCCGTGCCCAGGAACTTGATCTTTACTTTCAAATTTTCCAGGCAAAATATTATCACGCCAAGTGGAATCATCGGCAATCTGTCCGATCCACCACTTAAAGTGTTCACCAAGAAACCCAGGATTATATAAACTCATCAGTCCTCATAAACCCTACATTCTAAAGCATCGGGATTATCATTACAATAAAGTTCAAGAGAAGATGGATCGTGGTGATCTTCTGGATGAGTATCAGCCCATCTCTCAAGTGCTTGTAGTTCTTCTTCAGTGTGTCTTCTTGATTGAGCAGAAATCATAGGATCATCAAGAATCTTTTTATCGTGCTCAATGTGCTTTTCTACGCTTTCCATAGCGTTAGTATATAAACTAATTACTACTATTTAACAACTTTATAAAGCATTATATGATGGATTTCCTTTTTTGCCTGTAGAATCCCTAACTGCTGTAATTTTTGTATAACATCCGTGAGTCAAATTATAATAATGACATAAATCAGCAATCAAATATGCTCCACCTAAATGGTCGTCTAATCCCTGACCATCTTTATTTGATCCTCTGGGCGGATCAATCCAAATCAAATCTCCAGCGTGAAGACTAAAATCTCCAAAAATAGTAATAGTAGTTCTAGAAGAAAACAGTTGGTTATATCTCATAGAGGATTGATTCAAAATACGCCTTGGATCAAAATTAGGATCTTTCGACTTCTTAATTTGCTCATCAGTTGGTCCTGATGGTAGAGAACCTCTATCTATAAGGTAGTATTTTGTTTTAGAAAAGTCTTTATTTGTTTCAGTATTATTAAACTTGGAATTTATCTTTGGTAAATTTTTTCCAGCCTTCTTAGTTTTCTTTTCACTGGCTAATACACCTTCACCTCCCTGAGTATTAGGATTGACAACCTCATAATAACAATCAAAGGGATCGAAAAGAATAGTTCTCGTCGAATAAGTTCCCGCTTCCAACTTACTTACAATATCACCATTTGGACTTGGTGGTTCAAGTTCTAAAATTTTAGCATCATAATCTACTGGAAGATCTACAGTTTGATTGAATATAAATTTCTTCATCTTTTTTTGATTGCCATTCTCATCCTGTAATGACAGCAGGTTGTCAATTGATTTAAATTTAAAACCATCAGAGGTTTGAAATAATAAAAATCCAGCACTATTTCCAAGTAAACCTTTAGGAACAGATCTATTAGCTAACCAATGAGAAACATAAAATGGATGAAAATTATTACCTATAAAATTATAGTTATTATCAGTCTCTTCAATATCTAACTTATCTTCTCCAATACCAAAACTAGTTGTAAGAATTTTCTTTATGTGTTCGGATATTTTACCATCAAACTTACTATTCAAAACTTTCTTATAATTCATAATACTTTCTTGAGACACTAGATCTAAATTCACAACTGATCTAGTAGTATCTCTAGATATTTGATTTGGAGTTCTAACTTGAAGTTTGAATTTCAAAGTAGAATCATGATTCATATCTTTGAAACTAATATCAACATCCTCTCCACCCTCTATTGGCATTCCCTCCATAACTGTTTTTGTGACCCCATCACCAACAGGGTATTTTCCAATATCAGTATATGTGACACTTGCTTTAATAGTTTCATTCAAGATACTTTCAAAATAATAAAAATCAGTAATAGTAGTTCCATCCGCTCCCAAGTCAATAGGAGTTGTCTTCCTTTCCTTTGAGGGGGTTATTATAAACTTTTCAAGCGAATAATTTCTTGAACTTTCCTGCATTTAATTTAAAACTCCTATCATATTATTTACCTCATATAATTGGAAGACATACTATCTTCACCACCAAATCCAGAAGAAATAACAACTGGAGATTGTTGTGGAGAAGAAATTGGGATTGGAACTGGTATTAGTTTTTCATCGACTACTGCGTGTATAGTAGATCCCTGTTCGTATTGAGCATAGGATCTTAAAACATTGATCGCACCATCATAGTTTGCTTTATTAAGAGCATCTAAAAATCCTGGGAAGTTTTTCTCCAATGCTGTGGTTGAGTCAACATCAAGAACAAATTCTCCGTGAGTTAGCATCGCACGTATTTGATCGATACCTCTCTTTCCTTTAACTTTACCACCTTTGTTGAAAGCAACATGGACGTGATTATAATGTTGTGCGTTTACTTTATCCCCCCAATGATCTAAATTGACAACTTGACCTTTAGCAATACCATATCCAAGCGGAGTATAAATTAATTGTTCCAAACTACTACCATATCTTTTTATCATTTCTTTAGCATATGTCATTTGCTCCGGTGTTCCTCTTCCAACAGAATCATTTGAAAAATCAAGTGCTCTTCCGGCACCATGCAATCCAGATCTTCTTCTACCATCACTCCAATGTGTTGAACTTGTTAAGCTAAGTCCCATATCTTTGGCTAAACTTTTTGCTGCGGAAAGATTTCCACTACCAGTGCCTAAAGTTGCTGTTGTAGATGGAACATAACTTCCCCTCTCACCTCTCTGGAGAGCGGAGTAAATTCGGGATGAATATTTCCATCTGTCTCCTTCTATTCCCCATCCAATATATTTGTAAGAATCCGATTTTAACTGCGCCTCAGTTCTATTCGGATCCATAAACTCATCAAGAAGTCCATATTGCTTCAATTCCTCTTTAATCCATTTCACTTGCTCAGCATTAGTAGCAGTTTCAAGAGGTTTTCCTAAGAATTTTTCGGCATTAGTAATTCTACTCTGATTCCAACTTATCAATCCTTTATTAGTTCCAGCACCGTCATTAAGAACCCAAGGAGTTCTTTGTCCCTTCCATCCAGACTCTGCTTGAACATTACCAGCAAGTATAGCAGCAGCTAGAGGTGGAAATCCAAGATCCATAAACAATCTAGCCCCACCAATCATTTCTGTAGCATTACCCAATTCTTCCCCTGGAGAAGGTTCATTAACTTCCTTTTCTTTCTTAACTTCCCTAGGTTTTAATTCAATCTGTTTTTTCAAATCATTAATCATATCTTCAATTTTTGGAGCAACACTATCTTGAAGTGATTTGGCAATTATATTTTTCATATCATCACCATTACCAAACATTCCAGCATCAACCTCTCCACCGCCAGCAAAGGCACTAGTTCTTTGAATTCCTCCACCAAGAGTTCTCTGCATCCAAGCAGTTAATCCATCAGCAGCATTTTGATAATCAACATTGGATGGTTGTTCTCCAAGTTGAGCTTTCATAAAGATTGCTGCTATTCCACCAAACCCAAGAGTAGATGAAGCAGTTTTATAAGAACTCTTCATATAACCGAGTGGATTTACAGTATCAGAATTTCTTGTTTCTGTCTCAGGGAATACTTTTTCAATTTTATCTTCACCACCAACGGATTGTCCGGGTTTTACTTCAGTAGTTTGTACCTTTAGACTTCTAGTAATTTTTGGTTTTTGTACTGTTCTTTTTATTGATGATGGTAATTGACCACCCCTTGTTATTGGACCACCTTGAGCACGACCTTGAACTTTTTGTTTTGATGTTGGATTTTTATTGCCAAAAAACATATCATATAAAGCTCCACCAATAGCATCTCCACCAATGCTTCCAAGAATACCACCAACAATTCCACCAAAACCAAAAGCAAGAGAACCAACAGCAGCGCCAACAGAACCCAAAAGTCCCGCACCAATTGATTTAAATGCCGCTCTTCCGGGATCCTCTCCAAGAGCTACAGATAAACCAAAATCAAGTAATGCTCCAATAATTGGAAGTCTTTTAAGCAGAGGTCTCACTGTTCCAAGGATTAATTTTGTTCCACCTTTACCAGCAAGACCAATAATACCCCTCCTTGCAAGATTTGTTGCCTGAGATCTAGCATACTTGCCACCAAGATATCCAACTCCCTTTTCACCAAATCTACGAACAGCAGCATCTCTTCCAAATCTTCGTGCGTATCTTCTTGCCGCTTCCTCAGTTCTATAGACACCATTTTTTCCACTAAAACTTCCCTGCCAACGTCCAGTTTTTTTATTAAAAAATCCCTGGTCAGTAATATCACCTCTTATTTGACCTCTTCTTCCTCCACCAAAACCATCAGGACTAGGACCACCAGTATCACGAAGTTCTCCAAAAGCAATAGCAGCGGCAATAGATGCTAAAATAACTTTATCCATCGCACCAATAAATCCATCAAATGTCTTGGTGAAACTTTCGCCACCAAGATCTCCTAAGAACTTCCTAGTTTTATCGTGAACTTCATATGCCTTATCAACGAAAGAAACTAGACCATTTAATATCTTTCCAGAAATATCAATAATAACATCTTGAACTTTTACAATCGTCCCAACAACACCAGCAAGTTTTGGTAGATATGGAAGTAAACGAAGAGAAATATAACCAAGAAAAATATTAAACAGAAAACTTTTAATTCTATCAAGGAACCCCAACTTTGGTAGTGATGGTAAAGATGGCAGTTTATTTTCTTTTCCCTTTGGTTCTTCAAGTTTCTTTTCTTTCTCAGCAAACCTCCTCTGTTCAGCAAGTTTTCTTTTTCTATTTTCTTCTTTTGCCTTAAGTAAAGTATTTGTCTTTACTAAATCATTAATTTTTATGACTTGTTTTTTAATAACACCAAGTTCAAGATAGCGATCTCCTACAGCGGTTGACTTAACACTTATCTTCTTAACGGTAGTCGCTAAGGAACTTCCCCCTAAGAGTTTTGTTGGACTAATTTTTGCTGAAGGAAGTGCTTTAGGTGCCATATCTTTTTATTATCCGATACTATGAATATCAAGAATTCTTCTTCTTTCTTTATCAATACGAGCGGAGCTGAATGAAGGAAGTCTTGGTGCTCCAGGTGCTCCAGGAATATTCATATTTTCTGGTTTAGAACTACTCATAGTTCTTACAACTACAGAAGGTTTTGCTGGCGGAGAAATGTTTTTGATATTTGCGGGTGCCTTTGATAATCTAGCAGGAACCATTCCACCCTTAGCATATCTAGGTTCCTTTGCTTGTGCTGGAGGAGCAATGACAGAACCAGACTTTCCAATCATTGAAGAGAACCCGGAAGAAAGTCTTTCAAATATATTTGGTTCTTTATTCGGTCTTGTTGATGTAGGTTGCTTTACTTTAGTTAGATCAGAGGGACCGGTGCTTAATAATTTTCTCTCTTCATTAATTCTTGAAGGTGCTGGTCCACCTCTAGTAGTATTTCTAGATGCCTCAATCATATTACCAGCAATCAATGCTCTAGAAAACTTTGGATATGGACCTTTAGGATCAATAGAGTTTGGACCAGCATTATAAAGGAAAGAAATAACTGTTCCCTGCTGTTGAGGAGACATCTTATTCCACAAAGGAAGTTTGGATTTTGCTAGTGGAATAAGTTGAGAAAGATGTTTTGTTAATAGATTATCTGCTGCTGCCTTTGTAATAGGGGGATCACTCATCTTAACTTTTTTAGATCCTTTCAATAGACTATCATAATAAGTCGCACCCCATCCAATAGTAGGAACATTAACACTATCAAGATATGGATATATCTTAGTTGTATTAGAAACCTTTCTATACTCAGGACTTTTTACCGAAACATAATAATTCTGTCCGGGTTGTAATGAAGATAATGCTTCGTGGTGTTTGATCATATCACCGGCGTATCCAATCAATCCACCACCAGCAGCATAAGTAGTCCCACTAATCATCTTTGGTCTATTTGTTCCTCCACCAGCAGCATTCATAGACTCCAGTGTGCCAACTCCATACTTTTGAACTGCTCCACGGGACATAACAAATTCACCATCACTTAACATCGCAGGTATCTTATCAACACCTTTCTGTCCGCTTACACGACCAGGACCACCACCATAAAATCCAAATAACTTTTTAAGACTTGATAATCCTCCACCAGAAAATGTAGGGATCTTAAAATTATCTTCTTTCTCTTTACCACCACCAACAAAGTTTTCAATACCACCACTCAATGCCATAGTGGTTCCAACAGTTGTTGCTACCTGTAGACCCGCAGCAACAAACCTTCCACCACGACCACCAAGAAATCTTGCTGCTCCCTTTGCGCCAACCATACTGGCAACAACTTGGAGTAGTTTCCTTGTTCCGAAGAAAACTAATTTCGTAAATCCACCAACAAACTTACCAAGACCAGTGCCAAACCTCAAGTATAGTGCTAAAAGTTTTGGCCAATGATCTCCAAAGAATCTAAACAGAGAATCAATTTTCTTTTTGTTTTCTTTCTCAGCAAACCAATCTAAAAGTTTGAGGAATACTTTACCCCAAAAAATTGCCATAAAGAAGTCAATGATTCTTGATAGCAATGATTTAACTGGAGCAATAACTTTTTCTGCTGCCTTAATCGCAAACTTAAAACCCTTCTCTAAGTTTGATTCTGCTAATGCTCTCTTAGCATTCTCTGCTTCTTTCCTAGATCTTTCGGTAGCGTCTTTCTGTGCTTTATTTTGTTGCGTTAAATTTTTAATAATATTACCAAGAAGATCTCTAATTTCAGTAAGATCATCTCCTCCAGACATTTTATCAACGGCTGGAGGGAGAGCGAGAGGTCTGATTCCAGTAAGAAGTTTTTTCTTTCCTAAATTAACACCAACCGCAGTTCCCTTCTTAAAACTTGCTGCTGTAATTTTTTTAACTTTAAACCTACCACTTTTACCTTTTACTCTTTTCCACTCACCGGTAACTAATTCAATTTCTTCTGTAGGTATTGATGTCTTGGGCATCCTACCCTTCACCATCGCCTCCTTCAAAAGAGTTGAATATGTATCATAATCAATATCAAAAACATCTTCTAACCCAAGTAATCTTAATATCCTTTCATCAATCTTCTCATTGACTAAGGCACGACCATTCTTCCTTTTTGTTATCGGTACAATACTAGAAGAATTGATTGCCATTAGATTGCTGTTGTTTTAATTTTTCTTCTTCAAGATGCTGTTGTAATAAAGCAATATAAATGTCTCGTTCCCAAGGCATCATATTTTCAATCTCTGTCAAAGAATATTTATGATACTGCATCAAGGCAAAATTGAGTCTAAAATAACTCTCCAAGTCCATATGGACTAGGGCTATGCGAAAAAACTTGCTAACCCTTCTAATACAACTTCACTCTCAACTTTAGTTTTTGGATTAACTACAGAAACTTTATGAGAAAGTTTTGGCATTGTCTCAAAGAATTTTTCAATCTCCTTGAACTGAGATGAATTCATCTGCTCCAAGAATTCGACAAGTTCTTTTTTAGTGACATCAGCAGCTGCCCACACTTCATCTTCCGTATAAATCTTATCAATACAAGAAGCAATCAGATCAAAGGATTGATCCATCGCACTACTATCATTAAAATCAAAGTTATTTTTAATGAACTGATCCAATGATGGATACTTCATTTCCATCATAATACTTGAGTCAACTTTGATCCTATTTGTATGATCTTCATTCTTCTGAACCTTAATATCATCAAGATTCAAATTAACTTTAGTTGTTGTAGTTTCATCATCTGGACAAATAATATTAACCTCAATTTCCTCTCCAACTGACTTGCCGCGAATGTTAAGGAAAAGATATTCAATATCAAAGGTAGGTAATGTTTCTACTTTTATCGATTTAGTAAGGATACAATTTTTAATTACATTCTTAATAGCATTAGTAATTTGCTTAGTATCTTCACTTTCTAAAGCAATTACTAATACTTTCTCTTCTTTAACAAGAAATGGTCTATATTGAACTGTTTGTCCGGTTGATGGCAATTCCAACTCATACGTTGGCGTAGAGATCTTTGGTAAAGGCATAATGTCCTATAGAAGTTTCAGTTTGATTATTTATTATATGTTTTGATATATCTGTCCAAGTGTTGATTGTGGACCTTCACTCTCCGAAGTAAATACAGTATTTCCAAAAGAACCAAAATCAGGAACTCCACCAGCACTAAATTGGGCTTCTTGTGATGGAATATTTGGATTGCTAGTCCATTCATAATTTGGAGTGGAATTATTATCGGCAACAGATTTTGGATCTGGTGGATAAGTAGTAGATAAATCAGTAATTATATATCTAATGTAAGTCATAGATACAGTACACTTAAGTAAACTTGAAGAATCATATGAAACTGGTATTGATTGTATACTAATAGGATATGCTCCTATAAATTCATATTCCAACTTACTTTGATAGTCTCTCTCAAATTTAATAATTTTAAGACCCTGATCTATAATGTAATCATTAGGATATCTAACTCTATAGAAATAATTTCTACTTTTAGCTCCAACATTTCCCCTCATTCTAGTGTCTTCTGCTATACCCTCTCCAGCAATATATTTAATCCACGATTCAAAAAACACAATAGGTAAATATTTTTCGGCATCAACATAAAATGTAAAATCCATTCTATCATCATAGATTCTTCTGTGCGCGTGTCTTTCTGTAACACCTGTAAAATCATTATTAATTTCTAATGTAGCTAATGACGAACCAGGCAAAGAAGCTTCAGAACAAGATAGATTCAATTTTTGAATATCGGATGAATTTAAATTCATCCCAGGAATATTATTTACAAGTTTATTACTTATTTTTTGAAATGGAATTTCAACCTCAAAATGAGAAGTTAGGGCAGGTCTAAGTAAATTGGATTTAATCTGTGCTACTGACCTTGGGGTAGGCATTTATAAATACTTTTTGACTTTATATATTATGTAGTAAGGATAATGGCAGAAAGTATTAAGAACACATAAATAATATGGAATTCTTAATTCATAATGAAAAAGATTATTAAATTTAATACTAAAAAATTAAACGAAGTATTTAACATTGATTTACCACCAGAAATAATCTATGAAGAATATGAAGGATACTCCGGATATGAGGGAAAATTCAATCCGTTTTACGGTAAAAAACATTCTAGAGAAACTAAAGAAAAATTAAGGGATATCACATTAGAACTATGTAAAAATGATTCGTTTAGAATGTCTCGTGCAAATTATGGAGAAAAAAATGGAATGTATAACAGTAAAAGGTTCGGTGAATTAAATCCAATGTGGGGGAAAACTCACTCAGAAGAAACAAAACAAAAGCAAAGAAATAAAAGAAAAGAATGGTTCAAAAATAATCAAAGTCCAAATAAAGGTAAACCTTGTTTAGAGAGTACAAAAAAAGCGTTATCCGATAAAAATAGTAAAGAATACAAATTACTTTCTCCCGAAGGCAATATTGTAGAAATTAAAAACCTCACTAAATTTGCAAAAGAAAATAATCTAAGTATTGGGTGCTTACAGCATGTTGTTAATGGAAGAAATAAATCACATAAAGGTTGGAAAAATGCCGCGTGATTCTAAATACCATCAAGGATATTTTCATCCAAGAAATCCAGAAAAATATATTGGAAATCCACAAAATATAGTTTATAGAAGTAGCTGGGAACTTAAGTTTATGCAATGGTGCGATCGTTCACCTAACATATTGAAATATGGATCGGAAGAATTTTGTATACCTTATTATAATCCAGTAAAACAAAAAGTATGTAGATACTTTCCGGACTTTATTATTGAAGTACTTGAGAGTAATGGCAAAACACAAAAATATGTAATAGAAATAAAACCAAAAAACCAAACAGTTCCACCAATTCAGGGGAAAAAGAAATCCAAAACATATATCAATGAAGTAAATACTTATGCCATCAATCAATCAAAGTGGAGGTCAATTCAAGAATGGTGCGAAGATCGTTTAATTAAATTCCGCGTAATCACCGAACAAGAACTAGGTATCAAATAATGGCAGAAGGTTTTGGGAAGTATGTAGAGAAAATATCTACTACTCAAAGAATGAGAGATCTTCTCAAAAAAATTGATACCTCAGGAACATCAGATCCTGAAGATCTAATGCTAATAATCTTAGACACTCTAAAGAAAGAAGTATTATATCCAGAACCAGGAAAGTTTTATACATTCATTTACAATCCTAAGACGCCAGATATTGAATACGATCAACATCCTTTAATTGCTTGTACTGAACTTTATAACTGGGGATTTAAAGCAATTAACTTTCATTGGAGACAATCGAGAAATTATACTTGGGAAGAAGTCGCGGGCAAACTTCACGTTATTGAATACAATGAATTAGATGAGATGCTTTCTATACCATATGCAAAATTCCGTCTAAATAAATAAAAACCTCCTCATAAATGTCTCATACTCTACAAAAAATTGAGATTGTTTGTTCCTTTAGTTGGGAGGTAGTTTGATGCCAGCTAGTCAACAATGGAAATCTGATGGAGCAAAAACAAGTACGAGTGCTCCATTTGAAGTAGCACTTGGAACTGAGAAGACAAAATACACTTTAAAAACAGATTCAAATATTACAAATGGGCAAGTAGGTGCTTCAAAATTAACTTTACAAGATACTGTTTCGGGAAGAACTGGAGAAACACCAAGAGCACTAGCAACATCAACTGATGGAGGAAAAACTTGGATTCCAGAAAAAGATTCTGAAGGAAAAACAATAATAAATTCAAATCAACTTGCTGCTCTATATCCCGGCGGCAAATTATATACGGCAGCAAGAAGCGCAGCAAAAATTGACGCGAAGTTAAATGGAGCTACAGATCAGCAAGTAAACCAATTAGATAATGGAAATGCTGCCACTACTCCGGCAGCAGGTATAACAACTACTACAACGCCAGATATATCAGAGGAACAGAAAAAACAATTTGATGACGAAAGAGGAACAATAAAAGGAAATACAAGAGGAAAGTATGATTCTGTAGTAGTATATCCAATTGGTTTAGATTCTACTCTCCAAGACTGTATAAAGTTTTCAATAATTGAATACAAGCAATCAGGTCTAAAAGGATTTGCTGCTGGAGATGAAAACTTAAGAAGAATCGGTGTCAGTGATAAAATACCTAAACCATTGGGTAAAGATAGAACAGTATTATCAACAATCGTTTTACCAATACCAGGAGGAATCCAAGACGCCAATACAGTTAATTGGTCTGGGTTAGATTTACCCGACCTCCAACAAGCTCTAGGGAGTGTGATGGCAACCGGGATAATGGGTGGAGATGTGGCAAGTGAAGCAAGAGGGCAAGCAGAAGCGGCTGCCCAACCAGGAAGCGGGGCAAGAACATCTATAGTTTCAAGTCTTATGAAGGGTGTTTTAGGTGATGGTGGTATCATGCAAAGACAATTTGGAACTATTGTAAACCCAAATTTAGAATTGTTATTTAACAATCCAGATCTTCGTACTTTCAGTTTTAGTTTTAAACTTTCACCACGATCAGCAGACGAAGCAGTAAGAGTTAAAAAAATTATTAGATATTTCAAACAAGCAATGTCAGTGAAAAGATCCAAAGCTTCCATGCTACTACAAACACCACACACCTTTGGTATTTCATATATCTTCCAAAATAAAGAACATCCTTACTTAAATAAGTTTAAAGAATGCGCTCTAACGAGTTGTAATGTAAATTACACTCCAGAAGGAAACTATATGGCATTTGACGACTCACAAAATCCATCAATGGTTTCTTATCAACTTGACTTACAATTCCAAGAACTAGAACCTCTATATGATGATGATTATACGGCAGCTGATGGCGATTCAGATAACTTAATAGGATACTAAAATGGCAAATCCATACTTCAGACAACTACCATCTTTAGAATATATTAGCAGACTCCCTGATGCTAAGATAGGCGATTATGTGGAGGTTAAAAATCTTTTTAAGAGAGGAGATCTTCGACCAGATATTTTCCAAAATGTTGCGTTCTTTGAAAAATATAAGATTGAAGGAGATGATCGTCCTGACAATGTTTCCTTTAAAGTTTATGATGACTCAACTTTAGATTGGGTGGTATTAGTATCAAATAACATTTTGAACATCCAAACCGAATGGCCATTAACTCAAACTTCTTTTGATACCTATTTGAAGGAAAAGTATGGAGTTGGATTAACAACGGAAGAAGAAATTTACAATAATATTTACAGTGGAATACATCATTATGAAACTACAGAAGTAAAGAACAGTCAAGGTGTCGTAATTGTTCCAGCAGGTCTTCAAGTTCAGAATGGTTATTCAGTAAATTATTTTGACTACTTTATTGACAGTCAAGTTAGCACAGGAAATATTGCGGTTCCAGTATCCAATTATGATTATGAAGAAAAACTTGAGAATGATAAAAGAAATATCTTTGTACTTAAACCAAGATATCTGAATATCATTCTAAATGATATCAAGGATTTAATGGAATACAAAGAAGGGTCCTCACAATATGTTCGTGAGGACCTCAAGAGAGCAGATAATATTAGACTTTATTCTTAATCAATCCTCTGCCAATTTTTGGAAGTACGAGAGAGCATCATCTTCATCCTCATCTTGAGAGATTTGAGGAAGTGAAGGAGACTTAGAGCGAGCATAAGACTGTTCTAGTTCTTCCACTACACGATCTTGAACTGTAGGAGTTTGAGTAAACTCTTCAAGATCATCTTCTTGCTCAACCACTGCGCGGGAGCGAGCAGGAGAAGAGTTCTTAAGACCCAGAACCATATTCATACGACGCTCAAGTTCTTCATAAGACTTGAACTGGTCTGGTGCAGTGATTGCACTCAGAGAATACTCTTTCTTCCAGAGTGCTTCCAGAGCATCATCGTCATCCAGTAGAGGAGCAACACGATCAAATTCCGACTTATCGTAATTCCAATACCCATCTTTCTTTACGATTTTGAGTTTGAAATTAGCACCCTGCCAAAAATCAAAAGGATTGATGGGAGTTTCATCCTCAAATTCGGGTTGCATTGCTTCCATAATCTTATCAAAGATCTTCTTACCGTACTTGAAAAGGAAGACCTTACCTTCGTTATGAGGATTTGTAGGATCTTTTACAACGTAGATATTGCTGTAATAGTTCAGTTTACGCTTCTGTTTACGAACAGTTTCTTTGTTAGATTCAATACCACTGTTCCACAGTTCACGGTTATATTCACCAAGTGGATCTTTTTGTCCGATGGTGGTGAGGCTATTTTCTATATACCAACCATTTGGACCTTGGAAAGCGTGGGAATACATTTTTGCCCAAGGAAGTTCTTCGCCCTCAGGAGCAGGAAGGAAACGAATAACTGCAAAACCATTATTTGTTTTGTCAAGAGTTGGTTTCCATAGGCGTTCATCAGATCCTCCAGAAGTTGGAGTACTCATTTTTTCTACTTCTTTAACCAACTTTTGAGTTAAAGAACCCAGTTTAGATTGTTTTTTAAGAGCGTCAAAAGACATTTAATTACCTCGTATTTTTTTAGATTTGGCCTTTAGAACAACTTTATTCTACTTGCAATAGAAAGGGATGTCAAGCCCTAGATTTATTTTTAGTTTTCCACGCATCTCTCATTTTTTGTTTTGTTTCTTCGCTATGAGTTTTTCCTTTCATTCCAAAAGTTCCAGGTTTTCCTTTATGTGCTTCACTCATTTTTTTCTTTGTTTCTTCTGTTGTTATCCTTTTATTTCTTGCTTCTTTTAATTTTTGCCTCACTTCTGGTCTTTTTGACGGATTATTATTGCCAGTCTTACTTTTTTTTATTTTTTCCTTAACTTCTTTTCTTTTTGATGGATTATTATCACCGAAAGAACAATAATAAAACTTAGTGGAAGTTTGTCTTGCTTTATTCGCAAAATGTGGATTTTTATCTACTTCATAAAAATTATGAAGAATACACTCCGCTTCAAGTGCTTCTTCCACATTATTAAATGTTTCCAAAATAATTTTTTGATTTGGTTTAAAAGTTTTATCTTTAGAACTACCAAGATATTTAATATCATCTTCTGGAGGACATTCAGATTCCCTCTTTCCAATATATCCTCTACCAAATTCTTCGTAGGAATAATAAACGTAAAAATACTTTTTCATAATTCTTTCTAAGTGTCGGCATATGTATTTATATTAAAATGGAGGGACTTTCACCCTCCCCCCTAAGGTTTGCCGACACTTAGGTGTAAATATTTATTCCATATTCTACAGGTCGGAACCTGTTTTGTCAATCTGCTTTTTCATCATATCAAGCATCTGAGACATATTGTTGAGAATGATATTCATATCAGTACCAGGAGGCATTCCCATCATAATAGCAGATTGAACAATACGTTCTTTCATTTCAAGTGCTTCTGGATCATCAGATAAACTCATTCTTGTATAAAGAACTTTTTGTTTATCAAGAAGTCTTTCCAGAAGTTCTACATGCTCAAGTTTCTCTTCCTTTGACATAGCAGGAAACTTAAAGACGTTTGAATAAACTTCTTCTTGTAATTCTGCAATCTCAGTCATCTCTGCGCGGACAACTTCAGATTTAAAGAAACTCATGAACCCTCCAGAATAATCTCTTTCAAAATTTTACGAAAACGAAATACATCAATATTTAGAAATGGATTATATTTTTTAATCCTACGACTGACGGTTTGCCACACCGGGTCTTGAAGTTTCTTATCAAACGTATTCCCGAACAGGAATATTCTATCGTAGATGACTAGTGTTTCTAGGCTAATTTTACCGTTCAGGAATTTCTTGAGAAGTACAGGATGTCCTTTAGAACACTTAAAGACATCCTCAAATTTATTCTCTTCAAAAAGACTTTGCGATTCTTCTTTGAAGATATAAGAAAGTGATTGGATTTTCTTTTGCCAGTTTTGATATCTTGTTTCACCTTCCTTAATCATCTCACCAATCCAAAGTGTTTCTGGATCATTACAAGATACAAAATTAGAAACAAAGAAGTCTACAACCTCTTGGTCTGTTTTTTGTCTGGAAACTTTTTCGAACCACATTCGGTCTTTACGTTTGTAGAAAGATTGAAGTGTTGCGCGACTCTTTCCACAATATTTAAAATAATCATAACTGTCCTTGGTGAAATGATTCTTCAAGGACAGATAAGTTTTATAGGCATCATAAGGCATCATTTATCAAAGGGGTAGTTTCGCTCTAGAACTCCTCTTTAGAAAGTTAAGTTCCATTGCTTCATACTTAAGTTTTTCTTTCAATGGTTTGGAAATCAATTTAGGAACTGATTCCAAATCAATATTATTCTTCTCGCAAAAATGAATAATCGCATCGATATAATTCATTTCCACATTAACTTGAACAAGAGTTTCAATTTCTTGAGCAAATCTTGATGGACAGAAAAATTTACTTTCTAGAACTTTTTCTAATTCATTCTCCATCTTGCCTAGTACTGTGAGATACAAATTCTTTAATATAACGAACTAATAGTTTAATATAATCCGATTTGTTTCTTTTGTCAAATACTTTGACTTCTCCACCAGGAGTGACCATCAAAGTAATCAATTTGACTGGGGGAATATCGGTAAGTTCATAATAAGCAGCAGCATAGAACATTTCTTGAACAAAATAGTTTTCAATCCATTCCTCTGGTTTAATCTTATCAGAGGTTTTAAAGTCGATAACTGCTAACTCTCCTTCATATTCAGCAATACAATCTACTCTTCCAGCGAGCCCAAGATACTCGGAGTAAAGTGTTCTTTCAATCGCATGAATATTATTTATCTTATCAAGATAAGGTTTCGCATGATGAAACATGAACTTTGTTAGGGGTTGATAATCATCCCAGTTCAATTCTTTGTTCTCAAGATAGTCTTGACAGACTTGGTGAAAATCAGTTCCTCTTGCTGTTGCCTTTCTTGTAATTGCATTTGCTTTTTCTACACCAACTCTTTTTCTCCACTCAACAAAGACCTGACGATTATAAAAAGAAGTCACTGATGTAATAGATGGCACCCATGCTCCACTTGGTAGATTATAAAGACGGATGCCGTTTTGTTCTTTCTTTTCTAATTCAAGATCACCTAGGTAATTATGATGAATAAATGTCATAGATTCAATTCCGTTTTCGCAATAATATACTCTTTAACTAATCCTGAACGAACAATATCTTCAATTCCAAATTCAATAACATCAAAAGAAGGCATTACTCGTAGAATCTTCATGAAGTCAATAATACCATTCTTTTCATTGGTCTTGATTAAATCACTTTGAGTGGCATCGCCACAGAACATGATCTTACTATTTTCACCAACACGAGTAATGATTGAATCAAGTTCGTGGAAATTAAGATTCTGGAATTCGTCAACAATGATAATACAATTATCTAAAGTAGTTCCACGAATAAAAGAAGTGCTCCAAAAACTAATTGTACCTTGTAGTTTCAAATTGCCATAGAGCATTTCAAAAGATGCGTCATCTGGCATTTGGAACATGTACTTTACCATATTCTTATACGGAATCTGATAAAGGGAGGATTTATCCTCATGATCACCCGGAAGAAAACCAATCTCCCTAGTTGCCACAAGGGAACGTACAATATAAATTTTTTCGTAAGGAGATCTTTCATCTAAAACATCTTGAAGTGCGTTGTAGAGTGTGATAAAGGTTTTTCCTGTACCAGCAGCTCCATAAGCAACAATATTTTTACTATCTTCGTATGCTTTATAGAGTAGTTTTTGATTATCAGTGAGAGGATCAATATCTCTCATTAAATCAGCACTAATTGGTTTCTTACGCTTCATTTGCTTAGCAGTAAGTCCAACACCAATTGGTTGATCATCCTTTCTTCTTCTTGCCATTAAAATTTCTCTAAATGATTTGCAATTTTCAAAATATGTTCGGTAAATAAGGATACATTCATATCACTTTTCATATAATTACACTTAGTACAGCAAGGAACACAATTTTCTTTTTCATATCCCTTATTACTATCTATTCGATCAATTCCATTATAAGGAACAGGAACACCTACATATTTTTCTTTTCCCCTATTTGGTTGTTTAATTGGAGCAGGATCTCCACAATAATGACAATCTTTTTTTACTATTTCAACATATTCCTCTTTAGTTAAAGAAAAATTTATATTTCTAGTTTTAGCACTAGATTGATATTGTTCATAAATGTATCGGTAAACACTTTCAGGTTTTCTTCTTGATTGTGCATTAATACCATTAACAAATTTTTTAGTACATCCACAACTTTTTGCTTTAGCAGTTTCTCTTTTATCATACAAATTCCCTAAAGGAATTAATTTAGTTTTTCCGCAAATACATTTGCATAAAACAGATCTCTTTTTTCTTCCAGAGGGTTCAATTTTAAATTCAATGGTATCATCTAAAACTATTAAATCATAAAATTTTTGTCCCTTAAAGACTGTAAGATTTCTTTTTTTCATAAACCAGGATGGAATAATATAATTATTTATAATAAACCTGGTTTAAACTGGTTTAACTCTTGACCCGGGGACCTTCGAAGCTTTATGTAAGATTTGGTTCCATCCTGGATGAGACTTCTTTAGTCTATCATAGATTTCTCCAACTTCTCCAGAACTAGGACATGTTGAAGGATCACTCCAATCTCTATCCCATTCTGGGTTATCCTTTTTCCACTGGTCCCAATCATGAACACTCATTGTAACTTCTTTTTGTTCACCAGTCTCTTTATTGATCACAGGATATGTTGCCAAATTGATTCCTCCATTTTATATGGGAATATTTATTCAATGGTAATAGATGGAGCATCATTACACTCGGAACAACCTTCACGAGTCCAACCAAGTGCTTCAGATACAGCAGGGAACTGACATGTAAAAATACAACGAATCAGTTCAGCAATCTCCATATGTTCCTTCTGTGTTCCGTGTGCCGAACGAAGATCAATGTAATGGATCCATGACCTTACAGAACCGGTCATATAGAGTCTTGTGGGCGTTGCTAAGGGCAGTACGAACCGA